TCTTCATCTTCATCTTCATCTTCATCTTCATCTTCATCTTCATCTTCATCTTCATTTTCTTCTTCTTCATCGTGTTCTTCGTCATCTTCGTCTTCTTCACCCTTTTTCTTTTTTTTGGGATCTTTTACTTTAGAGAAAAACTCCTTCAGATACTCATAATCCAACATAAAATCTTCAGTTTCTATTTCTTTTTCTTCACTATCTGTGATCAAAAAATCATCATCACTTTCCTCAGACATATAGATACTTATATATAGAAAATATGTTTTATATACTTTTTATAAACCATCCATTACTGATTTAGATATATTTGTCCAATAATAATTTGTAGATTTGGTATTAACAAGTTGTGTAGTTGTATAATAATATACTACAAGTATATATGTTAACAATACAGTAGTAGCAATCAAATAACTATTTAAATATTTTGGTTCAACATTATATAATAAATAAAACATAGTTGCGAGTAATATGACACCAGAAATCATATATATGTAACTAATATTTGATTTATTATCATGCATCATTACATCTACTGTTGATTTATTCAACTCTATTTTGCTTTTAAAAACACTGTCGTGTTCTTTAAATGCTTTTTTCTCACTATTTAAATTATTGGTCATTTTATTCAAAAGATCTTTCATATCAATATTTGATAGATATCTATCATAAGCAGCAAATAATTCAAATATATAATTCATAAAAACAAGTGAATTATTTTCCATAAATTGTTTTTTATCACTTAATGTTGAATCTTTATTTATATCACTGCATTTTGGAACATTGTTAGCATACTTTTCTACAGAATCAGATGTATTAATGAAGAAATTTAAAATATTCATAATAATAGCAATAACAAATGTTCCAATTGCAATATACATCTTTATATCATCTTTCCCTAATAAATATACAATAATATATGATAGCATAATTATAGCAATAATTGCATAATAAATCATTAATCTTGTTTTTAATGACTGATTGATATCAGATTGTATTTTTGATTTCTGTGATATGTTATTAATTTTACCTTTTGATTTTTCAATACTTTGGTTTAATAATTTTAATTCTTTACCAGAATTGATATATTCTGTTCTAAGATCAGTTATGTTTTTCATATATACTGTTGCAGAAATAGGTGACATGCTTTCTTCAAATAATTTATATTCATTTGGTAATTGATTTCTTGAATCGGGTGAACATGATGAATTAAATGCCTTCAGTGTTATATTTATTTGAAATTTAGTATCAATATTGGTTTCATTAATTTCTTTTATATCATAAAAGCTATTTCTTATTTTACACATGTACAAAGAAGGTTCAATATTATTATCAACAAATAATTTGCTATCTCTGAAAATATTTTCATTAAGTTGAATTTCACAATTGTTAGCATTATTAATATTATATGCTCTTTGTGAAATAAAAACAGAACCACTATCTTTATTATCAAGTTCCATAATTTTATTGATTATATTTATAACCATTTGGTTGTTATAATAATTACATAATAATGAATTATTAATGGAACCAGTGAAAGAATTTATTGTGTCAATGCGTTTTTTGTAAATATAATATTCAATGAAATATTTTACAATGTCTAAGAAAGAATAAAATGTGTGTATTTGTGATTTATAACTAAAATTTCCACTATAATGTGTTAAGTAATACAAATATTTTTCATCGATTGATGTTTGATTGTTGCTATTTGTTACACTGTTTATATCATTGGTATCAAAACAATTGAATATATTATCGATATTCATACTATACCACGTTCCAGGTAAAGCATCAAATAGTTCTCTTTTATCCACATTTATTTTTATTACATCAGAACTTACTAAAGTATTTGCTTCGTTTATATTATTTAACTTAAATTTTTTATCAAGCATTCTCTTATAATCTGTATATTTGTCGTCATCTCCGTCAATAACACTTCTAACATAATCTGTATACGAGTATATAGCATTGAACTTATAAAGAAAACTAACAAACTCTTCAGTTGAAATATCTTTCATAGACAATATTTTTTTTAGTTTGATTTCAAAATCATTACCATCCGTCTCATTTTTGATATCTATCATAAAATTTAACATATCTGCATTATCATAAAAATATTTGTGGTAGGTTGCAATAGTTCTTTTTAAATCATCTATTCGTAAATTATTACTACTCATATCTATTTATTAAGATTCTTTTAATAAATCTAAATAAAAAAATAATTGGTTTATTATGTTTTATACACAAACTCTGTAATAATATGATAATCCGCTATTCTCATTGTATCTATCAATTCGTACGACATCTCCTTGTTTTAATCCCATCCATTTAGCAATTACGTCATTATGTAATATAAATGGCATTTGTGCTTTTCCTTTGATGAGGTATTGTTCCATCATTTCATTTGTTTCTTCTGTTGTTAATTTGGTATGTTTAGGAACAAGTTGATGTTTAGTGGGATTAAATAATAGGTTTTTAATATGGAAATATTGTAACAAACCTCCTTTCTTTTGCAACATTTTATCATAACTATTTAGTTGTTGTACAATCGGTGATGAAATAGTATCATTATTGAAAACCAGAATTATATTATTTTTGTTATTATATCTTTCAACAAAATCCATAATGTCATTTTTCACACACTCTTTAAGTTCATCAAGAATACTTCTTCTTAGCTTTTTAGTAAGAGCAAATATAATTGTAGTATTGGATGAGTGAAATTCTATTACATTTTTATCATTATAAAATTCATCCCTTGATACATCTACTTCGTGTTCCTCAAACTCATCAATATTATCTTTTCTGTCTAATAACATTTCTTTAATATTGTTAATGATGATATCTACTTCCATTATTATCTAATTATAATATATAATTATATATTTATATATCATTTTTTTCTTTTTCTTCTTGGCGCCAGATATTTCCACAATGATCGCATACATACAAATATTTCATATTTTGAGGATGATATTTAATATATAGAACTTGTTGTTCTACACCTCCCTTACTTGTAGGACATTCATCATTAGTACATTGTGTCTTTTCATCATTAATTCTTCTAAGCGTAGGATCATACCTAAGATATTTATTAATATTTTGATTATATAACATATCATCTTCAGAATACATAGTTTTGGTAATTTTTACGGCTCCGCCACTTGTATCTTCTTTAGTAAATTCACAATGTTTGCAATATTTTACTAATGTTTTATTTTCTCCCGTCTTCATATAAAGCATGTTTTCACAAACATCACAAAACTCCATTATGTATATATATTATATTAATTCTATATATTCATTTTTTTATTTTTAACACATAATATATATAAAGTATAAGGTATAAAATAAATATAAAATGAACATTCTCAATGTATATGCTATTAGCTCTTTACATTTGAAAAATAGAATACCATATTTAAATGCTACTCTCCGAAGAATTAAAGAATACGCTGAAGAATATAATTTTAACGTTAAATTAATGGCAATTAATGTTCCAGATGATAAGTATATAGAGTCTAATATAAACGTATATAACAATCGTGTTAAATATGATCAAGAATCTGGTGATAAAGCTGATGAAGATTTCAATAACCTTATTGTGCAATTAAATGTCCAACAAATTTCAAATATTGAAAAACACAGAGAGGTTTTGAAAATAATATCAGAATCAAGCGAAGGGTATCATTTAATAATAGAAGACGATGTATTGATCGGTGATGATTATATTAAAAATCTCCAAACATTTTTTCAAATGCTAAGCAAAAATGAAATAGATAATTGGGATATTTTATTAATGTGTACAGCTCACATAAATGATGATCAAAATATAGAATTATTAGATATCAAGCAAAAATATAAATTTTTATTGAACAAAAGTTCATATTTTATCAAAAAAGACACTGCGAAACAGCTATATGATTATTTAGAAGTTTTTAAATATAGTCTAAAACTGTCGATTTCAAAATTTTTATGGGATAATAAAGATACCATAAGGGGTAGAATATTAAACAAGCATACATTTTTAGAAGGTTCTAAAATGGGATTGTTTCCAACGTCAGTGAATAATACAAATTATTTATATCAAAATATGGGGTATGTTAGAATTAGTAATATAACTAAAAATACCGATATTACCGATGAAATGATAGAAGAAGCTGAAAAAATATATGAAAAAATAAGCCACTTGCCTGGACCTGATATTGTCTATATAATGGGTATTTTATACTTCAAGAAAAAAAATTACAAAAAAGCAAAAGAATGTTTAAAAGATGCTTGTTATAAATTAAAAGAAGGAAACGGATTAATATCAAAATCAACTGATATTTTAAACAATGCAATTAACATATTTCAATATGAGCAATATATGTTAGATGAATATAAAAAAAAGACTCCAAAATATTAAGATCATAAATTATTTAGGGTGGGGTAGGTTCAGCAGGTACGGGTGCGGCAGGTAAAGCTGATAATTTCTTTTCAAGGGCATTTATTTTACTATTGAGTTGCTTGGATGATTCAGCATTTGCAACTCTTTCTCTTTCAAGAGCTTTTTCAAGATCTTCTATTTTTTTGGAAAGTGCACTTAATCCATCCGCATTTTTTTGATGCATAACTTGCAAGGTTTGTTCCATTGCAGCAAGTTTTTCATCAGTATTAGAAGTTTCAAGTTTTCCAAGTTTTTCCGCTAATTCTGCAACACGATTGGTTGTTGCTTCATCTACTCCTACAGAAGGTCCAGAAACATTATTTAACTTTTTTTCAAGTTCAGTTACTTTTGTCATTAAGAAATTTACAGCCATTATAATTCTTTTCCTAATATGAATGTATAAAATAAAAATTTATATAATATTGCGGCAGAAATAAAAAATGACATAAAAAATTAATCTTTATCTATATAAAAGAGATAAAATATGATTATTCCTGTTCGCTGTTTTACTTGCGGTAAAGTAATAGCAGACAAGGTTGATTATTATAATTTAGAAGTTGAAAAACTTAAAAATGAAAATAAAAAAAATACCGACGAAATGTATAAGGATTTTGATAAGATTCATTCAAAACAAATTTTAGATAATCTCGGATTAACAAGATATTGTTGTAGAAGAAATTTGATTGCAAATGTTGATTTAATGGAAATTATTTAAAATGTGCTAAAAACATTGTTTAAAATATCTTTTTATTTTTGTAGATGACAGATAGCAACACGGATAGTGTTAATACCAGTAATTTAGCATCAATAGATTTTGATAAAATTATTGAAAAGAAAATTGAAAATAAATTTAATCAAGTTATGGACATTCTTCCTTCTCCTGAGAATATAAATATTCCTAAATCTATTCCTGATTATACTATTTCCGATATTTACAATGGAATTATTCAAACCATAATTGATGTTATAAATGAAATGTCAGAGCTAATGTCTGAAAGAAAATACATGTCTAACAAGGAATATCGAGAAAAGATTTTTTCCATTTTCTTAAATCAAAAGAGAAGGTACTTTCTTGGTATTATATTGATAATAATATCATTCATTTTATATTTTATAGATGGTTCCAGTGTCTAATTTTTTTATAACTAATTGTTAAAGATGATATCATTAGTTAATCAAGAATTATATGTTGCAGTGATATTATTGGCATTTGCCTTCTATATTTTTTCAAATATAAAAACAGTAAACCAAATTGCAGTACTTATTGTGATATTATTAGCATTTGTATATTCTTATTATCTATATAATTTATCATTGCTTAAAGAAACAAGTGAAGAAAATATTAGAAATAAACTAAATAAAGATATTGAAGACAGAAATGAAGCAAGTGGTGATTTATTTATGTTATATAAATTTCCTAAAAAAATGAAATACTTAAAGCAAAATGATGATTTTCTAAAAATAGTCGAAAATATTCGCTTCATTCAAAAGTTCAGTAAAAGTCGTTATAGTGATATTTTATTGAATATGAATTTATTGATGAAAATATACATCTATATATTATCAGATAGATATGATCCTGGTGTATTTATTCCACAATATATAGATACGCGTGATAACATACTTGATTTACTTTATTCTTTGATAATGATAGTACCTTCTGAATTGAAACATACATATAATGTAGATCCTCATCTTGAAATACAAAGAAGTATTGATGATTTTGTTGTGAAATCAAGAGATATGCTAAATATTATTGAAAAGTTTTCAAAAATACAAAAGAAAAAAGAATATATACCAGACACTTCTGTAAAACCATACAATCAAATAAAACCATACAATTTTCCTTAAGTAAACCATGAATGTAAAAAGAGTACATACGAAACTTATTTTTGAAATTTATAAAAATAATTATAGAAATCTTTAATACACATGGTTATGTACTCTCCCTCTAATTCTAATTTACAATGCAATAAATATATGGTCTATTATGTAAATATAATCAGATAAATACTCTATCATATATGAATATATCTCATTGCTTACAGCAATCTTTTCTAATAGCTTACTTTGTGATTTGTTGAGAAGTACTTTCAATACATCATAAATATTCATATCAGTATAATACCAAGGCATTTGAAATATTAACATTTTATATTTCATTATATCGGAACAATCAATATGTTTGTATTCTTTTCTCATGTTCATAATTGTATAATCTGTTATCATATTACATATAGATGTGTGTAAGTAAATATAAGGATTATTTATTGTAAATTCACTTCTTGTATAAATAGCAATCATATTCAAAACAATTTTTACACATGTTATAGTGTTTTGTATTTCATTTTCATTAGCTTCTTTTTTATACTTGTATGTAAAGTTTGTCTCGTATTTATTTTTATTTGTGATAAGATTATTTTCTATTTTATTAATCATATGATAAACATCATATACATCGAATGAACTGTTTTCAATGATGTCGTATAAATCTTTTATTTCAATACACATGTACTTAAGAACATTTTTTGTGTTTTGAAAATCAGAAATAGAATTTTCAAATATTTCTTGTTTACTATATTTCCATCTTAAAAGGTCATTGATATATTTTGCCTTATTATATGATAAATATTTAGTAATATTCTTGAATAAATCTTCAGGTATTGTATTCATTTTTAGCAGTAAAAGGATATTGATAAGAAAAGATCATTTTTTCAAAATATAATATATTTTAATTATAAAGGAAACATGAAAACAAGTTTCAATAATCTTATTACCGATAAATCAACAAAGACTTTATATTTTTACATTATATTGGTAATTATTTCATTGATGACTTTGCAACAAATATTTAAAATTACTAAATTTGTTTATTCATATAACTTCAATTATGATACCGGTTCACTTATGAAAAAAATATGCGAAACAGGTTATGTAGAATACGAAACAGAACGTTTCCAAGTTAATAAAGATATAGAAAATATTAAAATAAAAAATAACGAAAGTAATGCAGTCATATTATCATTATTGACACTTATAACTATGATGTTTGTCACTTTTTCATTTGTGACTATTTATGCTAAAAATTATATGCTATATTTCATTGGAGAAGATATTAGAAATTCTGATATGATTATTGATGATTTTATGCAAACAGATGGTATTAATAAAGTAATGTATTTTATACAATTTATCATATTTATTCATATTATCTTAATAGTGCCAACTTACATTGTTGAGACATATATTGGATTAGATGTACCAGATTTCTATTTAGTAAATATTAATGAATGGTCATTTGCAATATTACTTTCTGGATTAGCATTGATTTATTTTAAATTAATTGACGTGTCTTATTTCTCATTTGTAATGGTATTTGTATTATATTTTGGTATATATAATTATTGGATAAATCCAGCTTCTCAAGACGCAAATAAAATGTTTTCAGAAAAGGATTCAATGTTCTATAAATACTTTAATGATATATTTATAAAAAAGTCTGAAATATCTTATCTATATACAATGTCATATATCATATTTATAGGATATTTTATATTACAGATACTTAATAACATGCGTGAAAAAGGTCAAGATGTTAATACATTTAACATATTTAGTGAAGACAGAACAGATACAGATATAATGGAAAATCTAATATTGAAACCATTTTTGCTATTATTTATTGTAGCATTATTTATTAATGTATCGCATAAATATAATGAATATGTAAATGAATTTGTATTAACCAGACCCTTTGATATTTATAAGAAAAATATTGATCAAATTAGTAAAATATTTGATAAGATGATAGATAATAATTACATTACAGTATCAAAGGATTCTGTTTGTAAAAATATAACAAATGCAATACATATGGGACTTTATAGTTTGATATTTACAGAAACCAGTCAACCTGTTTTTAATGAATTTCTTCCTGAATTGGAATATGAAGCAAGTTGTGAAAATAATGGTAAAATAGTATATAATGATATTAAATCATATTTGCCATCAACCTATTTTGAGAATATAAATATGTTTGCAAATGGTGATAAATGTAATAGTATAAATAATCAAAAATTACAAGTTTTCATTTCAAACAATACAATATATAATAAAGACTTATATAAAACACTCAATTATGCTGTTAATAACATATTGGCAAATAAAGTCTACGATGGTTACAACAAGGATATAAAAATATCAAATGAATATCAACATAATAATACTATTCAATATATAGATATAACAAAATATAAAGAACAATACATTAGTGAAGAAAATAAAAAGTTATTAGAAGAAGTTCAGCATTATTATAACAAATACATAATAAAAATCAATGAATATACTAACAAAATGAAAGATAAACTTGTATCTTGTAATAGTGTAGGTAAAACTTGGTTGAGCAATCAAGGAAAAGATGTGTTAGATAATTTAAGTAGATACACTGATAGCTACTCTGAAAATATTAAAAAGATTTATATTAACAAATGTATGGAAGAGGTAAATAAACTTTTTATGAATGTAAACAATATTCTCACAGATCGTGTAGTATTAAAAGAAGAAAATCCAAAACTCACTAAATTTGTTATTAACAACTACAATATGTTCCAAGACAGCTATAATAAATATCGAAATACTGATTTCATAAAAGTAAACAAATCACCAAATGATAATAGTAAATATGATGGTATAGAAGATTTACTTGAAATTGTGAATGATATTCATTTTTTGATAGAAGACAATAATGATAAAAAGTTTGGAATATTTTCAAATAATGATTATATCGAACAAAAAATAGGTATATATAAACAACAAGAGGGTATATATCATGTAAGGCAAAATCACGAAACAACCGACACTAATTCAAAAGAATGTGAAGCCAGAAAACAAGATAATACTATAAATAAGTATACAATAGATACCAAATGTCCTGAAAATTGGTATTTTCCAACAGAAAACACAAAACAAATAAACTCTATGTTGACAGAACTAAAAATAGGAGTAAATGAATATATAAATAAAAATATACAAGATGATTTGTTATATAAACTTAAACAAGAACATATTGGCGACTACATAAAAAATATTGACAATTATTTGGAAAATGAATATAAATTATTAACAAATAATATTGATCATGCAAAGGAGGGTAGAAAAACATTCTTCAATGAAAATTATAATAAAGTATATATTGATATCAAAACAAGCTATGAAACAAGAATACAAAATATTGATAAAAAAACATCACTTCAAGATGTTGAGAAAATAAGCGAAGAAGAATCAAAAAAAGTATTAAAAGATTCACAAGAAACTTCTATGATGATTTATGTAACTCTTATAATATATGCTATAATTTATTATACATTGTACAAGATAAAATAGATTACAAACGGATTATTTTTTTATTTATAGATTATAATATGGATAATATAATTAATGGCTTAAAACAGTCTAATAAATCAAATTCATTGAAGGTATACAAATATGTATTGATGGCCTTTATATTTTGTATTATCATTCAACACATATTGCAATTGACATCTTTTACTTTCAAATACAATTCATATTATGATTATGGCAAAATGCTGAAAAAAGTGTGTCATAAAGAATACTTTGAATCCGAAACACATAGAACAGAAATAGCTGATAATGAAGAAGACATCAAGAAAAATCAATTTTATAACAAACAAATCTATCTTATGTTTGTTCTTGTCATATCTGTAATAATGAGTATTTTTGTATCCGTTGCATTAGCTATGTTGATTTTCAATCTGTTTTATAATTATAAATATATTGCTTTCTTCATTACTAATAAAAAGGATACCAGTAAGGACTCATTGTTTGAAATATTTCAGAAATTAATAAATCCATTCGGATATGTAAAAGAATTGATTTTAATGACTCCTGCGTTTTTTGCAAACCCTACTGCAGCCAGAATGTTGATTTATATTGTAATATTATTTGTATTTTATATGCTGACATATATTATAGCCATTTATCCATATACGTTTTATGCAAAATTGACTACATTGGGGGGAGACAGTTTTGCCAAAATGTTTGCTCAAATACCTGAAGACAAAATACCAGCACCTTTTATATGGATGAAGAATATTTTAATGCACAAAATCAACAAAAATATTGAAAATGCTGGGAAATCTGAAGATATAAATATTGATGTTATACTTGGTATTTTAATATGTATGAGAATGATATATTTCTTTATAGGAAACGACGAAGACGACTTTACCAATTATTTTAAAGAAAGCATTCCACATCATATATTATCAAATGACATTACTGGATTAGTATTATTTATTGTCATATTGCTTTTCTATAAATTTGCATTTCAAAATCTAAATGATATTATTGCATTTTATGATAATATAAATACAATTCATAGCGAAGGAAAATCATATTCACCATTCCAATTCCTTAAAACTATGTGGGGATTTGGAGATAAGTCATCAGCATTGTCTATAGCAATCTTTAAGCTTATTATTGTTTTGTTATTAATTACTGGTGTATTTTCTATGGCCAGTTACTTTGATTCGGATACTGAAAAAAATTATGATTTTATTAATTATTATGTATTTATACCATTATTATCATATATAGTTATTCTTATTATTTTCAATAATGTTATAGAATATGACAATCAAGTAGAAAAAAATATATTAACATCTCCTTTAAAACAATATAAGACACATGTAAATGTTATAAATAAATTATTCAATAAAGAACTCGATAAGGAATATAATAAAATTGTAGTAAAAGACAAACCAAAAAACATATGTAAAAATGTTGGTAATGCTATTTTAAACATTTTATACAGTGACTTATTTAAAAATATAGAAACCTATTCTATGGGTTTGAATATACAAACAGATAACATAAATATTACACCAGAGTTTGAGTATAATGGATTTTGTGAAACTACAATCAGATATGATTTTGAATCAGATAAAAAATATGATATAAAATATTATTTAAATCAAAAATCACGTAAAAAAAGTATATTCTATTACAGTAACAAATGTTCAGAAGTAAATACTAATATACAAAACTTAATAATTGAAAATGCAAAGGCTTATGACAGAGACAAAATAAGCAACGCTTTATATGCAGGTGTTTTTAACGTATTAAATAATAATCTATATTACGATAATTCATCTGGTATAGTTCAAGGAAATCATAATATAAATAACAAGCTTACACATATTAGCAAAATTGAAGCATTAGAACAAGATAAAGATAAAGATTCAATCAAAAACAGTTATGGTATTGTAATTGATAAAATTCTTGACATTTATGGAAATAATTTGATAGATAAAATTTCACAAAATACATTCAAAGCAAACATATTATTTAACAAATTAACTAAAAATGAAGATGATATAAAGGATGTATTATCAAGTATAATTCAAGTTGTTCATGGAGATACTGATATTAAAAAATTCATAACAACGGATTTGGAATTTAGTAATACTGGTGTTGATTTCAGTGATAAAGATTCAATAAAACGTAACATAAATATTAATGTCATAAACAATTTAATTGCCAAAAAAAATAATTTCAATAAAACTTTAAATAGTTATCTAACTAAAAAATCATTCAATTTAGAATTAGAGTATATCAAAAAAGTAAATAAATTAATAAAAGAAAGAGAAGAAATACTGCAAACCATAAAAGATCAAAATATAGTAGACGAATTAGAAGAAAGAATTGTTAAGACTTTTAGTGATATCAATGGAGTGCTTACAAACACCAATATTCCAAAGCAAAATGGGAAGCTTACAAAATATATTATATCAAACTATAACAATATAAATAGATCTTCTATTTACGATAAAGATCTATTTGATGTACTAAATATGGAAAATACTAAATATAGTAATGTTGAAAAAGTCGATTCTTATATAGATAATTTATTACAATTATTGAATGTTTTATCAAATCATAACAAAGTTCAAATAGATGATAGTAAAAACAAAGATGAAGATGTAATAAAAACATACAAAAAAGGGTTTGAAGATAAAATAGAAAGTTATAAATTATTAATAAATGAAATTGAAGGGCATAAGAAAAACATTGTAGATATTTTAGAAATAGAAGAAAAGGATATTTTTAAATTTTCTAATAAAAATCTTACCTATATCTTAACATCAATTGAAGATTGTTATAATGATAATAAGAAATGTACAAATGATATTGATAATGCTATCGGAGAATCAATAACGGCATCTAAATATATCAAAAACAAAATAGAAAAATATCAAAAAGATTATAAAGATATCATTGAGGTTGATATGAGTAGAGATATTGCTCTTGGTATAACAAAAAATGCAAATGATACTAATTATGCAATATATACCGTTGCTGTAAATTATATTATATTAATCTCAATAGTCTATTTTATTATCTAATTAATATAGTAATGACGAATAACATATATTTAATAGGTAGTCAAGATGACTTAAAAGAATTCAAACAAGATCCTGACAATATAAACTTATTACCAGTGAAAAACTTACCAATGTCTTATTTCCCATTTTTTTATGGGACAAGTGAAACCTCTGTTGAAAAAATGAAGCGTTTATTTCCTTTATTGGGCGCGGATGGAGATGGAAATAATAATAAGAAAGAAGAAAATAATATAGATACAGAAAAATTATTCTCAGCATTAGCTGTTCTTGAAGAAGATTACCAACCTTATAATAACAATAATATTTATCATATTACCATTTTTGTAGTAATTGCTTGGTCTATTATTATCCTTATGTTATTAAAAATAATCAATTATTTCTTCAGAAACACATATATCTATATTATATCAGGAATGGTTGTTATATTATTGGTAATTTCATTAATATGGGCTTTAGCGATGACAGGTAAGAGCTACTAATTTTTTTTATCTACGAATAACAATAAGGAGAAATGCTTAACTTTTTTAACAAAGATGAGTTTCAGAAGTTTTTGAATGAATTGAAATATAAATTTGTTAATTTAGAAGAATTAAAACCTTCTGGTGTATATGCATCAAAAGGTAATTCTTTGAATTTTATTAATGATGAATTTGTCAACAATTTCAACAAAAAAAAGTATATTTTTTACCAAGAATTAAATCGTATTTTGAAAAGTAATCCAGATGTATTTGCTAAGATCATGTATGAAAAAAAATTAATAAAAAATAAAATAGAAGAAAGAAAAGACTTGATAAGTAAAATTGTTACAGAATACAATAAAATAATGAGTGTAACAGACAAAAATGCTTTAAAAGATGAAAACTTATATCAAATAAAGTTAGACGAAATAAAAGATTACGAAGGAAAAATTTTAATAAATATGATAAAAAATCAATTAAAAGAATATTATAAAGATGAAGATAAAGAAGGTAAAACAATTGAAAATAACTTAAAAAAAACTTTTGGTTTAGATGATGAAAACAAAAAAGGTGAACAATCAAGCACAGCAGGAGGAGATCCTTTTACAGAAAAGCTTGAAGAAAGTATAAAGAATGATGAAAATGAAATAAGGAAAATAAAGAATGAAGAAGATTACAAGAAGGTTAAATACAATGAAAATATTGACAAAATGAGAGATGATTATGAACGCGATAGACCTTTACAAAAATATACAGAAAAACTTGATGTAATTCTCAATAATTCATCTGATAACATGAAAAAAACACAAATGTTGCAAAATGTTTTGGATGACATAGAAGATAATGAAACTGCTAATGCTTTCAAGATTTCTAAAGAAGATAAATTGGTATTTATTGGAATAACTTTTCTTATTCGATTACTATCACTTTCGCTAATAGATTGGGCTTTAAATACAAATTTTGTCACCAGCTTCAAAGATATTTATATTTTATACGTATTTTTATATAGTGTATTTTTGCTTCTTATAGTTGCAGTTGTTAGCGTTTCCTACAATCAACCAGTTGCACAGTTATACAGTGGAGAATCCAGTATTTTATCAAGTATGGCAAGTACATTGTATTACTTTTATTTAATACCCGGTGAAGAACTTCAAAGTGCGCGTAGAATTATATTTCATCTTGGGATTTTATATTTTATATCCATTGTTGGAATTATAATACAAATGACAGGTGATAAAGATCCTGAAAAAAATGAGACGAGATATGACTATTATTATAAGAAAAAAATAAGAGAAACTCTCAGTTCATTTACACTTGCTACATGGATTTTATTGTCAATTCTTGCAATGATGTAATTGTTGTTATTCTTTTTTGTTTGTGTTATTTAGAGATATATTCATTGAATAATGGTAGTTGCTGGAAGACAACGTAATATCAATGATGTAATTAATGACAGTATTTCTCGTCAAAAAGACATTTATTCTAAATTAAGTATTAGGGAAAAGGTAGATAGATTTTTTGAACTTTCTGAAAAAACCAAAGTTGAGTCATTACAAAAAAACATTATTGAAAATCGTATTAAAATATTAAAAGCTAATATTCAAGAAAAGGTTGAAAACTATAAAACAAATAATAACGAGGAATATTTCAAAATTAGTAAGTCAATTGATGAAAAAGAAAAAGAAATTGAAGAAAAAAAAGATGGCTGTGATCCCAGTATTGGCAAGTTAATAAAAGAAGTTAAACAATTAAATAGAATTGCATTAAAAAAATTAAAGGAATATGAAGAAAACTTATCAGAGACAAAACAAATAAAAGAAGAGGAAAAAGAACTTGAAAAGATTATTGTGACACCAATGGAATCAGTGGAATATGATAAACTTCTTGAGTTTTTTAAAGATGTTTTAACTGGTGATGATGAAAAGAAGTGCCGTGGAACTTTATATCAATGTTTTATCGAGAAATTAAATGAAGCGCAACTATTTGTAAATAGAAACAATGACAAGTTTGACAAAATAGAAAAATATTTTGAAACTCTAATAAGTAAATCTTTATTAGGTGCTGCCAATGATGATAGTGGAAATACTAAAAAAGTAATAGATTATATTTTAAACAATATATCTAAAAAACTCAGAACAAATGGAAATGTAAAAAGCAAAATAAGTGAAAATTTAAAAAGCATAAGAGAAGGTAACTATTGCTTTTTACAAACCCCTGGAAATGTTCCTCCCAATATTGACTTGAATAAAGTTTTTGAAAAAAAAGCAAGCCAAACAGAACAATGTAAGGGTAATGCAACATCAACTGAATGTCAAACCAATGATAATGTATGTATAAGTCCTGAAAATTTCTCATATTTTACAGCAGAACAATTCAAAACATTAAAACAAGAATATTATAAAAAAATTACAGCAGAAGAATTAAGATATATCACAGAAGAAGCGTGGGAAGGTATTGGTGAGAATATTAATTTAATTAAACACGAATATTTAGTAGACGTAGATAAAGATATTATTAAAAAATATTTAACCAATACTAAAAAATTACAAGATTTATATAAAACAAATCCTGATAAGTTTTCGAATTTAGATAAAAAAACAAAATCATCACGAGAAATTGATGATACACTTATTGAAAATACACCATTACTAATAGAAACATTGCAAAATAAAGATAAAATAAGTGATAGTGAATTATCAACATTATCAACTAAATTAAATGAGAAATCTGATGAAGATGCTGATACAATAGTAAGAAGTATTGTAAATAAAACAGATGATACAAATGATACAAATGATACAAGTGATACAAAAGATACAGATTATATTAATTTATTATATAAACACATAACTAATGAAAAATATCAAAAATTAATATTTAAATATTCTAAAGATAAAATCAAGGATTTAGATAAAGATATTTTAAAACAATTGATAGAAAAAGGATTTTTTGAAAAACAAGAAGACATTGATAAAATAACAAATAAACAATTGGAACAATTGAATTTTTCTAAAACTTATTTAAATGGTGGTACTGGTGGTGATGAACATACACTTATACGATCAGAACCAGCATCAGAACCAGCATCAGCATCAGCATCAGCATCAGCATCAGCATCAACAGCATCAGCAGCATCAAATAATCAATCAAAAAAATATGAAGCAATAAACACCTTTTTATGTAAATTGGGAGAAAGAATACAATATATACAAGATTCTAATCTTCCAAGTTTTTTGGAAGATTTTAAATGCGATAATATTAAAACTTTCATAAATATCAACAAGAAAAAAGAACAAATACTACAATTGGATATAAAAAGAATTGAATTAATCGTTAATAGTAGTAAAAACGGCAATGATATTATAAAGTTCTATATCAAATATTTATGCGGAGATAACTCATCTGAAAAAACAAATAAAGATATTATAGATAAAGTATTGACTAGTATAAAAACAGAAAATATTTTAAAATATTCTGGCAATGACCAATCGGATGAATGTAAAATAATAAATGATATTATTTCTTATAAATCAGATAATATAACAAATTTTGTGAAATTTTATCAAGAATACATCTCAAATAAAGATTGTATAAAATTTGAAAACGCTGAAAAATTTATTAACTCACTTTTATCTGAAATTGAAAATCTAAATATAAACACATATTCGCCTGAATACAACATTTTAGAAGAATTAAATGGTAATAAAAATATCAAAGAAGATTGCAAAAAAACAATTAATGAATTATTAGATAAAATAAAAAAAACACCAGCACAAGTAGAAGAAGGTCCACCAGCACAAGTAGAAGAAGGTCCACCAGCACCAGCAGAAGAAGGTCCACCAGCACCAGCAGCAGGTCCACCAGCAGCAGATCCACCAGCAGCAGAATTTGCAGATGGAGAACCTGTTAGTACTACATCTTCTTCTGATGATATGAATGGTACTGACTCTAAAAACGAAGTTGATAAAATAATGTTTAATATAGGATATTATAAAATGTTTAAAGATATAGAAAATAAAATACAATCAGATTCAAAAGAAGCAGCACAAGCACCAGAACCAGCAAAAGTAGCATCAGAACCAGCAGAAATACCCGAAAATGTACAAACTATAACATTAACATCAAGTGGTGGTGATGATGCAAGAATAGAAACAATTGCAAATAATTCAATTTATAATAAAATAAAAACAATTAGTAGTACATCCCAACAAGAAGGTGGGGATATGAATGAAAAACAAGATAATGAAATAGATGATACAGACGAATCTAGAACAGCATTTAACACACAAAATTTAAATGTAGAACAATTTGAAAAAATCAAAGATAATCTTGATAACCTATTAAATGATTATAAAACATTAAATAAGATATATGAACAAAAAAATGTAAAAGAAAAAATATTACAATATATAAAAATAGTATATACTGATATAAAAAATATTGATTTAAATAAAAAAACTGAATCAGGTAAATCACAAGGAGATGCCAAGAAGGATATCGAAGAAATCTCTAAAATAAATACGGATATAGATAATAAAATCAATATCAAAGATTTTGATGATATTGATAATATATCGGGCAAATTATTGAATCACATTGCTACTATTAATAAATATATTGAAGAATCTATTAAATCTAATTTAAAATTATGGGTTAAAAATAAATTAATTAAAACAGATATCAAAGAAAAGATATCAAAAATAAGTGATGAACTCTTATATGAAAATAATGAAATTAAAACAATTGAAACAAATATAAAAATTCTTAAATCTTACAAAGATTTCAAAACCAATTATTGGGATAGTTTTTACAAACAATACAGTAATATTCTTCAACAAAAAACCATAGATTATTCTCCTTTAAGCCCTTCTTTATCGCGTATGAATTCATTTATTTCATCTGATATCGAAACTCTTAATAGTATGTTTACAACAACAAATCATACACAAAATACAACAGAAAAAAAAACAATAGAAGTCGGTTCTTCAAATGGTCATGTTAATGGTGGTGGTGGTGCTGAATCTAAAAATATTAGTGATCAGCTTAAAAAAATGATGGAGTATTTTGATGATGTAATTAAGCGTCTTAAGTATACTTCAGCAAGTAATAGTGGTTCAGTTTCCAATTATGAAATATTATGGAATAAGTATTTGAAGAACATTAATGATGATAATAAGATTATAGAAAAATCACAAGATGAGTTTTATAATTCTTTTGTAGCAAATAATTTAGATCCTGCTACAAATCTTCAAAGCACATTAGATGACAAGGTCATATTAATAGTATCAATATTTATATTTAGACAGATTTCATTAGCTATAACAGAAAAATTAATAGAAACAAATTATATCACTACATTATACCATTCAATAGTGATATATTTGATATTTTATATTTTGATATTTGCTATCGTTATGATTATAGTTAACATGGATGATTATAAACTAAGAATAATATTCAACAAGTTTAACATGCATTCAAACTCTTCTTCAATAGCACTGCACATTTTAATACAAACCTCTCTCTTAATTCTCTTATATATACTTGCATCAAATATGAATAGTTCAATAGAAAATGATGATAAGAAATCTTTGACAGATTTAGAAAAACTTAATTTATCCTATAAATTGGAGTTAATAACTATATCAGTATTTGCACTGATTGTTCTATTAGAGTTTTTGTAAGTAAACCACGGATATATTATACATCATAGTGATATTTGATAATAAAAACAAATTGTTTGGATACATTCATATATGTTGAATTAATAAAATTTTCAATACTTATATTATCTACATCTGACATTTTAATGGAAATATCGTTTTCTTTTTTACTAAGAACTTTTGTATTCTTTTTACCTTTATTTGTATATATACAAAGACTGTCTCCTACATTTACTTCATCTGCTTTTTCTATAGTTAGGTTATATACATCATCCGAGTGTTCTACTTTCAAAATTTTTAAAGCATCATTACCGAGATTAATATCTTCATCCAACATGTTTTTCAAAACAAATGTCCACTGTTTTCCTTTTAAATTAATATTCTCTATATCATCTGTTGTTTTCCACATTCCCCATTTTTCTGTTTCATAAGTTTGTGTAAATATGTAACATACAGTATTACTTCCATCAGAAATATACATATATACACATGGTGTAATAAAGGATATGTATTTAGGTAAACATAAGACATCTGGAAATAGAATAATATTTTCCAAGTTTATATTGATATTATGAACGAGATGATTTCTATTTATTTTGAAAATCCAATCGCGTAATGCACTATTTACAATAAGATTTTTTGAAAGTTGTTTTTTGTTAATAGTAGGAGGTATCATAAATGAAAATGTTCCTGGTTTACTGTATTCGGTATACTCATTTTCTTCATATATTGAAACTGTTTCTTTTTGTGTTTGCGGAACTTGGGGAATTATCATTCTGTGCTTTTCCAACTCTTTTAATTTAAAACTAATAGTATCTTCATCAATAAAATGTTCTTTATCTTTTATTATTTGTTGTCTTGTATTCATTTCTGAAAATTTTTGTTGAGAAGAGTGAGAAGCATATTGTGCTTGTTGTACTTGCTGTGTTTGATGAACTTGTTGCGCTTGCTGAACTTGCTGAACTTGCTGAACTTGTTGTACTGGTTGTACTTGCTGCAAACTTGACGAATCTTCATGATTTTTATATTTATCAAATATTCCCTTAATTTTTGATAATGCAAGAGTATTTAATTCACTTAATGATGATCTGGAATTAGAATATTCATTTGATATTGAATTCATGATAGATATTACAAGTTCTTCAATTTTTTTTTCATCTAAATTGATATTATATTTATCTTGTAACATTCTATTACAAGCAGTTTGAAGTAATGATAAGTTTCTGTGAGTTTTAAATTCTTCCATATTATTTAATCATTATATAATGAAAAATATAAAAATAACACATATACGCCTATTATGTCATTCAAGCAGTCTTGGCAGTAGCTTGAGCGAGTTTAGCAGCACTGGGAGGGAAATGGTGAGCAATGAGTCTTTGAAGAACAAAATAAGTTACTTTTTCTCCATCTTTGACATTTAGAATAGCTTTGAGTTTTTTATCAGGGAAGAATTCTCTGCGATTTTCAGGATTGTTAAGATTGTTTTCCTTTACATAAGAATTGATGTGTCTTGTGATATCAGTGCGAGACATTTCGGTTCCACTTGCTACACCGATAAATTTGCAAAGTTCGTCGGAAATTTTACAAGGTTTAGCAAAACCAGATGGTGATTTCTTAGCTTTTTCTTTTTTTTTTTGAACTTTTTCTACAATCTTCTTTTGTCTGTCATATTCTTTAATAAGAAGTTTGAGTGAACTTTGAACAGCTTTGAGATGTGTGGCAAGAGAATTTACCTTTTCGAGAAGATTAGTGATAACTTGATCGCTTCCAGAATCTTTGACTTCAGTTGGCTCGCTTACAACAGGTTCTGATTTTACAACTTCTTCTTTTTTAGCATTAGCAGTGGGTTTTTTGGAAACAGCGGCAGGGGCTTCGGTTTTGGTGGCAACTTTTTTAGCTACAGGCATTGTTCGTTCTATCTCTTTTATGATTCATATTACAATTGTAATCTTTATATAGTTTTATTATATTTTTCTTAATATTCTTATCATTTCTGTTTTGTCTCCTTCGTTTAAATTACTCCATTCTTTTTTTCCAATACTACTTAAAGATATTTTTATATATAAATCACCTCCATTAATTCCCATCCCATCTATTTTTATAACTTCTTCTGATAATTCCGGTATATGTACCTTAATTATATTATTATCAACATATAATATATCTTTCTCCACACCAAGTATATGTTCTTTAATTGATATATTTAACGATGTTATAATATCAATTTCACCTTTATCATTAATAAAATTGTCAAACCCTTCCAATTCTTTTATCTTCATATTTACATGTATTTCATGCTCTATGTCATCTTCGTCAAAATATTGTTTTACAACAAGAGGAAAACTACCGCAGTAAACATCAAAAAATACAGGTTCTTCAACATCTACTAAAAATAGTCTCAATTTTTTCTTACTATTTTTCATTATTTCTTTGTAAGATACTTCTAAAGTAATGTCGTGTTTCTTTACAGGTTCATTGCGAGGTTTGTAATATGTTTTTGGTCTGATTTTATTATTAATATATATAGAAGCTATATCAAAAAATACATCCTTTATTATATTATATGCTTCATTTTTGTTATTTAAAAACGTGTTCAATACATCATTCCAGTTTCTATCATCATATTCGTAAAAATCTATTTTGTCATTTATAATTCTATCGTATGCAACAGTTGCTTCTTTGAATTTTTCAATTTTTATGTTCTTTTCCACTTCATCTTTTATATGAATTAACTTATCCGGATGTGTTGATAATGCTATTTCTCTATATGCACGTTTTGCATCTTCTTTTGTTGAATTACGAGATATACCAAGTATATCATATGGATTCTTATTCATCTGTTAAATTATATAAAATAATAATTGTTTATATATTAAAATGATATATGTGTGATGATTCTGACTACTGGACATTATTACAAAACAATTTTAAAACAATTATTAGCAAACATCAATATTATAATAAAATGTATGAATTCTTGAAAAAAACAGAAGTAAATGCTTTATTATATGGTTGTTATGGATTTCCAACAGATATCTTTATTAATGAAGTTATTAAATGCAAATTTGGCATAAAAACAATATACAGGCAAGAATGTATATATAATAAAGATATTATATATTTTCATAATCAATATTTTCTGGAAATTGATTTATCCAATCCTTCTTCGTGTAAAAAGTTTGCAAATATTGGAAAGTTTTTGACAGGAATTATTAAAAATAAAAATATCAGTAACCGTAAACATTTTATTATATTAAAACACATTGATGTATTAAATCCTGATGAATTTAGTATTTTTCGCATAATTTTGGAAAACTTCTCCAATAATGTTTATTTCTTATGTACTACACATAAATTAGACAAGATAGATGTTCCTGTAAAAAGTCGTTTCGCACTTATCAGAATGCCTTTGTTTGAACATAGTGATATAAAATCTATATTTACCAAATATCTGAAAATAAAATTAAATCCATACTTAGCAAAAATAAAAACAAGAAATCTTATTAAAGCAATCTATATTGCTTATATTGAAAGTAAAAATAAAGAACTTGTCACTGAAGACTTTTGTTCTCTTAATTATCCTCCTTTAAAAGATTTTGTCAATAATCTTGATAAAAAGCAAAATAATTTAGATGAAATACGTAAACTTTCTTATCAAATATTTCAATACAATATTTCAATACCTGATATATTACAAGATCTATTAAAAATAATGTCAAACAAAAGTAAAATATCAATAATTCAATCTGCTGCAGAAATAGATCATATGTTAGTATTGACTAACAGAGGAAGAGAACCCATTTATATTGAAGCATTTTTATGTAGTGTGTTTATTTAATTATTCTATTTTGTTCATAATGACTTAGAACGAAGTTTATCATACTTGGGTTGTTTTGGATAACATATATATGATGCAAATAACTTTTTTTTTGATTCTTCTGAATAGTTGTGATCTTTCACAAGATCAAAGTTTTTAAATAAATTATACATGTTAATATATGTATCCGTTTTTTTGTAATTATTAAAAAATACTACAGATAAATATATCACAAGATGATAATAATTTTCAATACAGTAATCGTATAATGACGACCCACCTATCACAAATATTTTTTCTATTGTTTTATCACAATTACAATAATCAATTGCTAAATTCAAATTATCAAAAAATAGTACATCATTGCAACAATAACTTTTATCTCGTGTTATTACAATATTTACACGATTAACAAGTGGTTTTCCAATTGACTCCCATGTTTTTCTACCCATAATCACTGCATTTTGCTTATGTCTGTGTTTATGAGATTTTGTAATTTCTCTAAATTTTGCCATCTCTTCTGGAATATCCCATGGTATCTTGTTTTGGTATCCTATTCCACCATCTATAGTACATGCCAATATCAGCGATAATGGCTTCATTATTTAATACCTTTATACAATAATCTTTATATATTATAAATAAATTAATTTACATTATTATTTATCTCTATCCTCGTGTTATAAATCCATATATTATAATAAATACTATAAATCCTATCAAATAATAATGAGGGTTTTCTAAATAACTATATAAATAATGCAATAAATGCATAAATATAATAGAAATGAATATTATATAATAATATATATTGTTTCCTTGCAATTTCATATCATTTATAGTTTCTTGAAATTGATTATCATAATTATCTGTGAATAATAAATCTTTATGCTTATATAAATAAGCTATATAATCATTATTCGGAACAGATACATATTTTGGCATATTTGATTCTATAACACTATTTACTTTATTATATAAACTGCTATATACATTATTATCTAACATATATTCGATTTCATTTAAAAGTGAAATAATTTTATTAATATCTTTTACATCTCCTGTGGATTTCATATTTTTCAATTCGTTATGCGAAGAGTTTAGTGTAGAACTGTATTTTTGACCATATTTATATGCTTCATTATCTGTTATTTCTTTGTCGAAAAATGGTTGCTTATAATAAAAAAGTGTTATTTCTTTATGAATATCTTGTATTGTTATTGAACTGGTTGTAAATATAGGGTAATTGTTTTTAATATGTACTAATATATCTTCCAGTTTCTTATTTTGTTGTTCGCTTGATTCTAATATAACTTCTATATATGAGGCTATTTTATTAAAGTTTTCTTTTATTTTTTCATAATCTATGCTCTTTTCTACTAAATCGGATAAATAAACCTTATTGTCTTCGTCATCTGTTAATCTTATGAATATGTTGTCAAAATATTTCATATAATACGGGGATAATTTGTTCAAAGTTATATATTTGAGAAAATCCTTTGTATCATATGCTTCTTGTTTGATTTTATTGATTCTTGAAGAGTTGGATAGATTCTCGTAAGATGCTATATTATTTTCAATAACTTTATCTAATGTTCTTTCATATTGATTAAAATCGTTATAATAAAAATCTATGATATCATTTTGTATATTGCTTTCTAATATTATTGTATTTAATATACCATAAGCATTCTTGTATACAGAAATATCACTATTTTGATCTGATAATTTGGTATTGATTGATTTAAACCCTGCTTCTATTTGCAAGTTCATTATGTAATAAAATATTAGTAAAACTATTGCTGTTGCTGTAAATAAACGTGCTATTGGTTCATAATATGAAAAATATGAACTCAGTGCTATAATTATAATTGAATATACTAAAAGATATTGTCTTGTATTTTCATATTGTTCGCGGATATATGAGTAGTTATGATGATCTTTATTAAGATTATTTAAAAATCTATGGAGATTATGACGAGTAGTTTCTATTTCTAATTCTGACACACTATTTTTCATACATAGTTCGTTATTCATCTGGAATAAATCTATATACCATCTAAAGTATAAAATTGATGTAAAATTATAATAAAGAAGTCCTAAAAATATTACCAGAAGAATAACATATACATATACTGTATCGTATAATGATTTAATATTGAATTTTTCTGATAAATACGACATTGCACCTTTTGTTATAATACTCTCTATATCTTGTTTAGTTTTTTCTTCGTAATAACTTTTAAGTTCATTGGCATTTTCAATCTTTGTTTTATCACATTTTTGCATTTCTTTTTTAAGTTGGTTTGTAAAACTAATGATTTGTCGAGTATCATTGATGTATTTATCTATATTTTCAAGGTCAGTAGCAGCTTGAATTGTTTGTTGTAATTTTTTAATAGCTTCTTGAACATTTGTGAGTTTATATCGCAATGCATCATTGATGAGATTATTTGCTTCTGATACTGCATTATTTCTTTCTTCTTCTAATCTTTTTCTTTCTTCTTCTGCTTTTGCTTCAGCTGCTAATCTTTTTTCTTCTTCTAATCTTTTTCTTTCTTCTTCTGCTTTTGCTTCAGCTGCTAATCTTTTTTCTTCTT